ACTATCCAGGCGCTGCTGCGCCTTGTGGTCGAGCATGGACAGGCTCTGCCGTGTCTTCTCGACCATTACGGGCGACATGCCGTTCATGTCTATCTGCGGAAGCATCGACGTAGCGGATTTGAACGCCTCAGGAATCGCCTTGTGATCCAACTCGCCGGCATCGGCTCGCCGGCCAAGGTCGGACAGTACGGATTCGTACTGCATCTGCCGATCCTGAATTTCCCCCGCGATCTTGACCTGCTGCAGGGCATCCTGCTCGCGTACCTGCTTCTCGTGGACGTCGCCCGCGATCCGCGTCGCGTTGGCAGCAAGGTTCTGCCCGGCCCGTGCTGCCGCATCCATGCCTTCGCCGTTGATGCGGGTGTGTTGCACTGGATCGGGGCCACGAAAGCCGAAATTTCCGATTGGAATGCGCATGATCTACCCCTTAACTATTCCCGCCAGCCGCCGGAGTCGTCGCATTGGTTGTTTTCCATCCTTTGGCGACCGTCCCGTAGGCGCTGAGCACCGACGACGTGGCGTTCAGATAGCCGGCGGTCTGTGCAGAGTCGCCCCTCATGCGAGACATCGATGCATCGGCATAGCCGCGGGCAGCACGATCTTTTCCACCAAAGATGGCCGTCACCGCGTCTTCCTCTGCGCGTCCGTAAATGTCCTTGTTGATGTTCAGCGCTGTCCCTTCGCCGACATCGACGCCCGATCCGGCAAGCGATGCCGTCGCTTCGCCAGCCTGAATGCGGGCCATCTTGCGAATCTTTTCAGCATGCACCTCGGCAGCGCTCTTTTCTGCGTTTGCATCTGCTTGGGCTTGCTCCGCTTGATAGTCAGCCATTTCTGACTGCTGGTTTGCCGAGTAGATTGCAGTACCTGCCCCGACTGCGGCCATTGCCACTATTGCGATTTCATATCCAGTGCACATATCAGTCAGTCCTCCAATTCAAAAAGTACGCCGACCTGACGAAATCCAATCTTTTTATACATCAACGACGTGGCTTCGACATGAACGCCTGTCGTGATACCCGCCTGTATCATCACGGCGCCGTGCTCTTTCGCCCATCGCGCATAGGCTTTCAACAATCGTACCGCATTCATTCCGCCGCGCTCTTGTTTAGAGATGAACAGCCCGAAATCTGATGCCACCTTGGTGCGCGCGAAGTAGTGCTCGGCGACGTAGCCGGCGAAGCCGCCGATCACTTCGCCGTCCTTTTCTGCGACGATCAGTAGGCCGTCCGGGCTTTCGATCAGATGGGCAAATAGCGCCCTGACCTTGTCGACATCAAGTGGCAAGCGGGCGAAACGGGACTCGACGTGCATCTCTTCGCCGAGAATCACGAGGCGGTCGATGTCGTCATGGGTAGCGGGTCGGATCACGGGTTTCCTCCTTTCAATCGTTCACTTGAAACTTTTTGATGACGGCAAGCAGATGGAAGGGAAGCGGCTGCTTCTGCTGGATCACCAGCGTCGCGGCGCCGCGCTCCCATCCCAATTTTTCGACGCGGTGATCGCCGGTGAAGATGGGGGCGGGCGCATCGAGCACGGCCAGGCCAAAATTTCTGAATGGGATTACCTGACCGTTCATCTCGCAGCCGGTCGTTTCGTGGAAGCGCAGCGTCACCTCGGCGATGCGCATGCTATTTCCCTGGGCGCTTCCGGTACCGCCGGCGACTTCTGGTGTCAGCGTCTCGACCGTTGTTGTGTAGGGCAGGCCAATCTCGACGGCCTTGGCGGTGCGGCCTAGGGTGATCTGCCCGCCGCTGACGGTCATGCGCTGCATCACGACGCCATCGGCCAGGATGTCGACTTCCTTGCCTTCCAGATGGGCAAGACCCGTCCATGTCTCGACGCCCGTCGCATGCGTTCCGGTGATCGCCGAATCGGTCGCTATGTCCCGGTCGAAGCGCTCGACATAGCGCACGGTGCTGCCGCCGACCGTCCTGCGCACCAGCGCCCACACCTCTTCACCGTCGGCGACCGGGATCGAGGCGACAGACTCGAAAACACCATTGGTGATCTGCCGCGCCCACCCGACGACATCTTGATCGCGGTCGATGGTGACGGTCGCCATTACGCCATCACCACGCACCAGCCACATGACAGATTCCGGTTCCTGCTGGTACGCCATATCGACGACGCCGGATTCCGTCGCATGCTCGGCAAGCACCGACAAATCTGGCGCGCCGTAGGCGTCGTTCTCGAACTTGTAGGCCATCGCGCGCAGCTTCCGATTGGCGCGTTGCACGAAGTACAGCTCGTTGCCTATGCGGATCGGACGGACGGTGTTGCAGCCATAGACCGATTGATTCTTCACATGGATGTTTGTCGGCGTGATCGGCTTCTCGACGCCGCCAGAGAGCGTGAATTCGCCGCCGTAGGTCAGAGCGATCAAGGCGCGCACCTGGCCAAGATGCGCTATTGGGTTGATCTGGTCGGACGAGATGGTGAACGACATGGCGTCGTCGTCCTTCGTACCCTGCTCGAAGTTAAGGTATTCGCCAGTGCGAGACATCCAGACGGTTTGCGGATACCCAGGGGAACCGGCAACGACAAGGCGCTGTTCATGTAGCGACACGGCCCCCGGATAGCCATCGTTGGCATTCCACACGGCAGATTCAAGCGTCCAGGCATTTGCCGGTGATTCGACCGTCGCATCGAGGGCGACGCGGATCGTGCCGGTCACCTGCTGCGCTGACGTGTAAGCGGTGATTTCGACAAGCCCGCGGTTGATGTTCACGAACTTGCCAACATCCTCGGGGCGCCAGAGGTCGAGTGTGCTGGTCGATGACGATACGCGCGCCGCCGCGCCAAGCGTGTATGCCGTACCCGGATCTGGGGAGAGCGTGTACATGAAGCTGTTGGCGTTGCTGACTGTGATCGTATAGGTACCGTTGTATTCAGACGGAACGCAGCCGGCAATCTTGATCGCGTTACCTGTGCTGTAGCCGTGGCCGGTAATCGTCACCGTGACCGTGCTCGTGCCGTTGTGCGACAGTCCGGTGATAGCCTTGTAAGACTCGACGGTTTCCGTTGTGCTCGACGGTGAGGTCAGGGTGATCGAAGCGCCTACCGGGTCTTTGGCAGATGGCGTGATCTGGCCTTGCGGCGATCCTTTGACCTGCCACTGGCCGGAGGCGATAGACGTTCCGGAAAAAGCGATGCTGATGTCGGCTGTCGCGCTGGTCGAACTGGAGACGGCGGTAATCGTGGCGATCCCTGCGCCGGCCCACACGTCGCGTCCGACATCGGAGGCGAGGAAGGTCGCCGCGCCTGCCGTGAGCGTTCGGCCGGTACCGACGGCAGCATTCGACAGGGTAAGCGTGGTTGCCGGCCGGAAGCCGATCTCGTCGAACGGCGTGACGACAAAAGGCGCAGGCGCCAGCGACCAGTCGTCATGATCCTGACGGCGCAGGCGGTAGATAGGCACGCTCGGGTGCGCAATGAACATCGTGTCGGCGCCCTGCACGTAGTCGATTTCGTCGAGCATCGCTTCGGTGTAGGGCGTCGCCACCTCATAGGGCGTTCCTCCGCCGGTGATCACCTGGGCGCCGTCCTTGTACACGCGCAGGTACTGATTGCCGAATTCGATGATGTAGGCCTGATCGCGGTTGAAGATGTATGGGATAAGCCGCGCTCTCTTGTTGGCGAACTTGGCCGCTGTGATGAAACGCGATCCCGGCCGGCGGATCACGCCGCCATGCACCAGTGGATAGGCATTCTCGATGGTCTTTGCGCCATTTGAATAGCGTGCAATATCGACACGCCCGAGCAGCCTGGGAGACATTTCCCCGGCCGTGAAATTGGTCTGAACGAGGGTGACGCGCGGCATGATGTTGCCTCACTCAGTATCGGCTGGAAAGCAGGCGAAAGTCGCCGAGCGTTTCGGGTGGGTCGTCCTGTCCGTCTGCGGCACGGGCTCGCTTCAGTGCCATCTCCATCTCACGTACGCGCAGATCTTCGAGGCTGGTCGATTGCGTGATAGCGTAAGCCATGCGGGCGGCCATCGCGAGCTGCATCGATTCGACGAAGCCAGCATCCCATGTGGCTTCGTTGGTGTTGTGGAAGACGTAGCGCAGCTTCAGCGTGTCAGTGTCGGCCAGGATGCGCCGTCCTTCGCTTCGGAAGTCTATCTCTTCACCGTAGTCTCCAACCGAAAGCGTGCGAATCCAGTCCGACGGCAGAGTAAATTGGTATGTGTATCCGAATGGCGGCATCGCCACATCTGGCGCCAGCACGACGCGCTTGATTGCGCAGTTCCACGGATGCGACCGCAGCATCTCGTCGCGCACCTGCGGGTAAAGGTTGGCCGCCAATCGTGCCCTGTCTGTGCCCTCGTTCAAATCGTTGATGGTTTGCGCACCGAGCATCAGCAGTGCGTTTGAGCATATAGAGACACTGGTCGCCATGTTCTGAGTCCTGAAGAAAAAACCGGGGCACATGGCCCCGGTCAAAGTGCTTCACTGGAGGGAGATTAAACCGGGAAGCGGTCAGTTGCCGTTGACGTACTGCACCTTCATGGCGATGGTGCCGTTCGCGGCGGCCGCGGCCGTCAGGGTGACGGCGATGTCGTAGAGCTTGTACGGGTCGGCCGCGAGGCCGAGCGCCTGCCACAGCGACTTTTCGACATCGGCGTGGCCGAAACCGGCGCCAGCGTCGGCCGCATCGGCTTCGTGCGTCACGTCGGCATGGACGAGCGCGGAAGCCAGCGACTGGGCCGAGGCGAAGAAGTCGGCATCGACGACGGCGCCACCGTTGGCGGCAATGTCATAGATGCCCACGTCGCCGGCGCAAGAACTGATTGCGTCGCAGGACAGCAGCACGCGCGAAATGCGGTCGTTGGAGCGGATGCGGGCCAGGCGGAAGGTGGAGCCGATCGAGTCGCCGTTGACGGCTTCGACAGTGCCGACCGACTCGCGAATACGGCCGCCGGCAATCTTCAGCGAGAGGTTGGTCTGCGTCGCCGCGTCGGCGTTGGTGACGGCGGTGGACTTGGTGTTTACGACTGCCATGATTATTTCTCCTTGAGAAATGCCCGCTTACGGGCGCTATAGTTGCGAGAAGCAAGGTTCTGGCAGATACGGCAGTCCCTTCCTCCATTCTTTTTAACGATCAAGTTATCGCCGCTGTATTCATGGCCACGTGGGCAATGTGTTTTGCTGCGATTGAATGAACCGCGTAGTCCTTTTGCCTTCCACCAAGTCAGAATCTCGGCAATACGACCCTGACGTCGAGGCGACATCAGGGAAAAGAGCGTCATCATGATTCCGGCAGCGTTTGAGCCATACATCGCCCAGCGCCAGTAAGACTCACCGTTTTGCCTCTTGTACAAGGCGACGGCACCGCCAAAGATGGATTCGAGCTTGCGAACATGCCACTCATCCTTTTGCACGGCCGATACGCCAACGGTAGCGCCATGCCT